CTTTGAGGATTTTATACCCCTAATATTATCACCGTATTGATTCTCAATAACCCCTCCTGTGCCTGATCCATCGTAAATTAAATCGCAGTATTTACTTAGACTTTCACGAGAATATCTGAGAGAATATTTATCTAAACTCCAGATAAATTTTACTAACTCCTCGAAAAGAGGATGATGCTTACAATTCTCCAGGATACAGATAGTTCTTATAGAGTAATAATCTGCACCTAGCAGTCCGAAATCCTCAAAGTTAGCCCAACGCTCTTGGTAAATTATCCTATTTAATGCGCGATAAGTAGGATAAATACCGCCAATGATCCCTGATTTCAGTCTATAGTCAGGGTGATATAAATTTTGCAAATAAACACAGTAATTATCTGCAACGTACGATTTATCTTTATTAACTTTTAAACCATACTTACCAAAATTGTTAACAAAGTCATCTACATCTTTAGCGCTAACAGCATAAACGCCATCATCCCCTTGAATTTGCATATCACTATCGTTGATTAAGTGAGAAGATTTTGCGATGAGGTATTGTACTATCGAATCTACCTCATTGGTAAATGTAGATCCTGAAGGTACTCCATGATCTCCTTTCAGAATGCCCTGAGGAGTAACTATTGGTATTGTATAAAATCTCTTACATATAAGATCAATAGTATCATGATAAACACTCTGAAACATACTTTTAACATACCTGAATGCTTCAGTGATGAGATTAACATTAATGGAACTATCATAAGAGCTGAAGTCGATAGAAATTAATTTAAGAGCATTATCAATTGCTTTATCTATTAGTATAGTAATAGACTTGTCCACATGCTCAGGTGACACAATAGCTGAGCGCCAAGACTTATTCTTCTGAACTTCTAAAAGAACAAAGTAGTACATAGACTCGATAAGAGTATCAATCATAGGATATCCCCAGACATTACGGGTTTTACCACCTTCTTGAGTGCGTGTAAATAAAACACAGGGATCCTTACGATATTTAAGATAATCAAACTCCCTCAATGTACGTTCTTTTACTTTACTCTTCTTAGTGTAAAATGGAAGACCGGAATTTGTACGATTCTTAAGTCGTTCGATAGCTTTCTCCTTACTGAGAGGTCTCAGGTTAAAGTTATCATAATTGTGTCTAGGGGACAAGATATTTTCAACCTTAGATTTATTAAGATAATATTCAATAAGGCTGGCTTTACGCTCACTCCAAGGCTTCGCTATAGATCTTGGTCCGAATTTCTCTTTATTAAGTGATTCAAGAGTAATGAGTACATCATTCATTTTGTTCTCATTAGCCTTGAAAATTTCATCCCATTGGCTAAGAATAGTTTCGGGGTTCAACCTTTTAGTAAGAGGTGATGTATAAATTTCACTATTACCTGTGACAACGTTCCGCAGATGGTTGGCTAGCCTTATCTTAACATCTTGATCCAAATCTAATTC